ATTTGAAACATTCGCGAATACCTCCAAAGCATGATTGCCCGAAACTGAAGTACAATCATGATTGCCTACAATAATCACTTGATACAAACCCTTCTTCGAAACAGAGTAGACCCATCGCGCAAACAAATTGAAAATCTCAACAATAATGCTATTCTTCTGATGAAAAACATCACCCAAGTTAATTATCCCAACAACTTTCTCTTTCTTGGCTATATCAAGAATAGTATCAAGTAACTTCGAATATAGCATTAATCGATTCATTTTACCAATCCAACCACCACGAAGATGTAAATCTGCTACAGCCAACCATCTGCCTTGTAATGTACATTTCATTATCTTTCGTCCTTCATGTCAAAAACTCTCTGGTTCTTACTTGTCAATTCTCTCTGCATCTTTGTAAAAGTTCTAGTCATACATGCAGCAGAACTAAGCAATGAAATCATCTCTAACTGTGTAAGAATCTCAAAGAATTTATCTTGCCTCCAGCATCCCAAAATAACCTGTAACTCTTGTGCTACAAGCCACTCGGGAGGAAGTGTAATAATTCTTTTATTTCTCTGTAGAATTTCAACCGCCTCATCCGATAATAATATTCTTTCGACAAAATCAGCATTATTCGGATCAACCGTTGAATAAAAATTCTCCAACGAACCGTACTTATTCAAAATCTGTTGTGCTTTCTTAGGACCTAGACCAGCAATGCCACTAATGTTATCTGAACTATCCCCGACAATTGAGACATAATCCACCCATTGAGAAGGAGAAACTTTATATTTCTTCTTAACGAAGCCAGTCACAAGCGGGTAAGCATAACGAGGATGATACTGATGTACTCGATCGCCTATCAGTTGGTAAAAATCAGCATCTGCAGAAACAATCAAAATTCGCGTGCGTGAATCTTTTTCGAGCCACCGTTTTACACATAACCCAATTATATCATCTGCCTCCATACCTGAACGGCCCATGCTCACAACAGGTAAGAATGTAATTATCTCGAAGAACTTATCAATTTGGCCAAAGAAATGAGTTTTCTTTTCTTCAGACCAATCTTTTCGTCTCCCTTTTTTATACTCCGGATAAATCTCGACACGGTGAGCATCTTTTCCTCCGTCGCGAACTATCACAACAAAACGCGGTTTAAATCTATTTATCCATGTTAACAAAGAACGAATAGATAAATAGAGAACCGTCACATTCTCGCCCTTTGAAGTCTTCAAGAATAACTTAGTTCCAAGCGCTCGATAAAATAACGACGAACCATCAATCAAAACTAAATCATACTCTGACTCGGGTTCCAACAATTTCATACAACTTTCTCCGAAAGATTTCACGCAATTCTTCGCTCTTCTTCAACCAAGCAACCCAATCTTTTCTAAACATAGATTTCTTACTAGTAATTTCCTCAATAATTACCTTATCCGCTTCTGGCATCTCTTCATTTAATGCAAGATAAGAACCACGTGTACTAAGAACCTTGTGTTTAGCAAGAAATTCAATTGTCGCCTCTTCATTCCCTATCCTGCCTTCATAAAAGATTGGGAATCGAACTTCCATAGCAGGTGGCGCTAACTTGTTTTTTGTAACCTTAGCTAGTGTCCAGCAACCTACATTAACTCCATCCTCAACGATCATTTCAGCTGCTCGTAATCCCAAACGAATCGAACTATGAAACTTAATTGCCCTACCGCCGGGAGTAGCATCGCCACCAACAAAATAACCTATCTGATCACGCATCTGATTCACAAGTATTAACGCTACTTGTGCCGTAGCCAACTGAGATACAAGTGTCTGAAATCCCGCACTTAGAATTCTCGCCTTTGTCGCAATGGTTCTTTCACCTGCATCTTTGCCGAGAACTTCCTCTGTGGGGGAAGCCGCAATACTATCCCAAACAATTACAATAGGAATATCAGAAGATCTAGCATCTTGGCAAAGTTCTTTAATAGCGTTCAATGTCGCTTCGACAGACTCGGGATAAGCAACAATCAAAGAATTCATATCTATCCCGATCCTTGTAGCCCAATCCGAATCAAGTGAAAATTCACTATCAATCAGTACAGTAATATAACCTTGCCTACTAGCACTCGATAAAATCGATAATCCAAGTGTTGATTTTCCTGCTGTTTCAACTCCATAGATCTCTGTAACTCTTCCGCAAGGGATGCCACCACCCAAAATCGCATCGATTGCATCACAACCTGTACTGACCCAAGTAGTAACTTCCGCAAGTTTAAAATCCGAGAGAAAACCCGCGCATCCTTTTTTTTGATCCAAGAACTTTTCTATAATGTTTCTAGAGATATCAGCTCTCATAGGATCTCCAATCAGCTGTTCTGTAGTTCACTTCTTAACCTGTAGACGAAGCAGTGCCATTAAGATCACGCCGCTTAGCAATCTGTTCCTTTATCCGAGCTTTTAATTCATCTAGATTATGTTGTTGTGGTTGTTGCTGTTGTTGTTGTATCTGTTGTTGTGGTTGTTGCTGTTGTTGTTGTATCTGTTGTTGTAGTTGTTGTTGTTGTGGTTGTGGCTGTTGTTGTTGTGGTTGTGGTTGTTGCTGTATCTGTTGTTGTGGTTGTTGCTGTATCTGTTGTTGTGGTTGTTGTTGTTGTTGTATCTGTTGTTGTGGTTGTTGCTGTATCTGTTGTTGTGGTTGTTGTTGTGGAAAACCACTCATTGCAACTGATGTTCTTGCAACTCCTACTCTATTCCTCACGCATTCTATCGCCCGCCCGTAAGTATCAGAATCCGCATCTCCAACAAGCTCTACAAGTGGTGGCATCTGTTCCAACCAAGCAACCACAACCTGCGGGTCTTGATGCAACGGCGAGGAAGAACCTGCTGGTATAACTTGATACTTAGTTCCTAATCCAGAACCAGTCTTGGTTAACAGCAAATCTCTTCCAGTTGCTATATCCGTTATATCGCCATACTGAGTTACATTGACTTGGATGCTCGATATCCCGTCGTATATCATAGATCCGAAGCGGAACGACTGTAGTAAATCTCCGCCAGATTCTCCACCTTCCCGAACTACAATATTAGCAAAAGCCCGAAAACTTGCGGAGATAGAATTCAAGAAATCTCTATCTACGTCCGGACGCCTCGAGAGTTCGTCTATCAATTCGCAAACAGGACAACTGTTGTCATTAAATGGCGGAGCCATCCTACACGGTATCCAAACACTCCAACCTTGATCAGTCACAAGTGCTCCATAGTGCATACTTGTAGCAAAAATAGGTAAGCAATATCCCTTAGGTGGTAGCAACCTGATCGTGCTTGTCCCACTGGGTGGAATAAACCAATTCCCAGTTCGACCTGCCATTTTTTCGCGCTCTGCTCGTTGTTGAGCTAGCTTGCTAAAGTCAGGCTTTGTTATTCCTAACTGCCCATAAATATCATCTACATTAGCCATAACTTACATCCTCCTAATTTTTCTTTTTCTTATCCGAAAAACGCTTAATTTTTTTATCTTCTCCAACATGTCTAAGCACTTCGACAAGGAAAGACCATACCTTAGTCTTATCTTTTGAAACAAAATAACCTCTATAAGGAAACCTAGTTGAACAAACACCAAAGGATGAAGATATCTTATCTATATCATCTATAGGTGGATCAGTCACCCCAATATCTTTTATTCGTATCGTACATTTATCACCAAAATTAACAATCAGCGAATGCCCGTATTCACTAACTGTATTTTCATCTACAAGAAATGAACCGTCAACATCCAACTCTATAACCTTCTCGCTCATAAATCCGCTCCTTTACCACCTAACAACTGTCTCATTTCTTCTCTTCTCAGTGCACCAAGGCTAACAAGCATATTGCCCTTCTGGTCAAATGAATCAACTACTACCTTGAAAATACCCACAATACTCTCCAGTTCAAGAATCTCAGCTTCCAATTTTAACATCCTTTCATCTTGAATGATCTTCGAACGCACCATTGCCTCCGTAAACTTAATACCATCGGCATTAAAATTATCTCTATAGTGTAAATCAAGAAACGCATGTAATTCCTCTTTCTGCGCTTTTTTGCGACGTAACGCATTCAATGCTTTGATATGTTGCAAAGAATAATGACAAAAAAGACTAGATTGCATTTTAAACTCATGTTCTAATCTCTCAGGATCTATATCGAGATCCGCAAGATCAATCCGAAGTTTTTCTCCTTCAACATCAAACTCTATTACTCTCGTTTCTTCACCCTCCATATTCACCTATACACCTCCACTAACTTTATTCATAACTACTTCATATCTCGTCTCTGTTCGGTTCAAGAATTTTATTCATTCGTATTCTCCATCTCGCCAATATAAGTACCAGCACCAAGAACTGTTCCGTCA